CGTTCGCCGCACCCAGCACCTGCGACTTCACGAGGTCTTGAGCAATAGCCCGCAGCTCGCTCATGTCCTTGTCCATGCGCTCAACGATTGCGTCCTTCTTGCCGAGGTTGGCGACCACTGTCAGCACGCCGATGGAGAGCACGATCAGCTGCGCGACGCTGATGGCGTTCGCAAGGCCAGGGTGCGTGTGGTGGCGAGGGCCGATAGGGTTAGGGCTCATGGTTGCACCTCTTGTTGTTGACCGGAACCGCCGCCGCCTGCGTTCAGATTGTTTTGGCACGAACCATCGATGGCGTTCGGCATTGAAAATGCGTAGAGCAGCAGCCCGCTGCGTCGCCTCATTGCGTGCATGATCACGCATGTGTTTTCAGCGATCGGCTGCACGGTAAACCCGCTAGGGAGGGAAGAAATCGTGACTCCCGGGCCGACCTTTTTCGGGCTTGTGATCGATTGGCACATCTCGCACAAATTGAGAGCGTAGGTGAACTCCGAACCCGTTCCGGTGCTGCGACTCATGCGCTTGCCAGACAGTGATTCAGTCTTGTGATCGTCCTTGACAACGACCTCTTCCCACGCATATCGCCATCTGCTCGTCGCCCCGGTGATTGCGACCGGGTTTGCAAGAATCTTTGCAATGAAGGTTTCATAGGTGCCGCGCCCGTCGGAGCGCTGTCCCTGCACCTTCGGCTGTTTCGTCTCCCGGTAATCGGATCGACGCTGACCGAAATCGCGCGAGTTCGGGCTGGGGACGAGCCTAGGCATCAGGTCAGTCCTGAATCCCAAGAGCGGAGAAGTTACTGGTCCCCGGGAACGGCTGCTTCCACATCACATGGAAGGCGTAGCGGGGGGCAATGCCGCCGAAGGCCGCAGCATCGACAGAGGCGACCGTAGCGTCTGTGATGGTAAGAGCGCTGCCGCTCAGCACCGCGAGCTGCGGCTTGCCGTTCGCATCCACCTTTGGCATTTGCCGAAGGTGGAAATCGTCGTCGTAGGCGAACCCATAGGTCAGCTCGTAGACATTCGCCTTCACGCGCGAGACCTGCACCCCGGTCAGGAGCAGCTTGCCAGCCGCCGCGCTGAACCCGTTGATGGTGAAGGCGTCGTTGTTGCGCGTGTTCACCATGCTCAGGATGTTGCTCATCGCGGTGTTGCTGACGCGCCCGCTCTGCACATTGCGCACCGTGAACCGCATGATCGAGACAAAGGCGTCGATCGGCTCGCCGCCCTGGTCGCTCGGCTTGCCGCCAATGTCGGCCTCGGTCGGGGCGTTGATGTCGGCTGCGTTCGGCAGAGAGTAGTTGTCCACCCGGTAGGTGGGGACGATTGCCGCGCTGATGTCCATCTCGATCGCCGTGAATCCGGGCGTGTCCTCGGGGATCGTGTCCTTCGCGGCCGCAGTCGGGGAGTAGGCACTCTGCGCCGAATCAAAGTTCACCGTCATCGTCCATTTCGCGCCGCTGCCGTCGTTCGACAACGAGTAGCCAGCGTAACGCAGCTTTGCATACGAGGAAGCACCCGTTCCGGTGCCGGCGAGGTACGAGCCGAACGCCGTAAGGGCGCCGCCATTCAAGACCGACGAGACATTCGTCGAGCCCATGATGTTGTCGGCAGAGACCAGCGAGCCCGCATCGTCGTAGATGTGGTAGGTCGCGTTGCCGTTAAACGATTCGCGGTCGTAGGAAACGCTCTGATTCAGCAGGGTGCAGACGATGGTCATGCGGGCCTCAAGTTCTTCAGGTTTTTGGTGTTCTCGGCGATCTCCTTCTCGATCTCACGGATCTTCTCAAGGCTCGTCGCCATGCCCTTGCTCGAGTAGTCGATCGCCCCAGCGACTCGAACACTGCCGACGGCAGTGCCGACGCCCTGCACATTGTTGGCGCCGTGCAGGTTCTCCATTTCGGCCGCGGCGTTCGCTTTGGCGCCCTCCAGCTGCTTCTGCTGGGATTCGATCTCTTGCTGAATCCTGTTCGCTTCCTGCTCCCTCTGCCGGGCAAGCTCTTCCGCAGCCCTCTTGGCTTCTTCCTCAGCCTTCTTCCTTGCCTCGGCCTTCTCGCGCTCAAGCTGCACGCTCTTCACGCGGTTCTCAATGTCCTCCCGCATGCGGTCGCGCTGCGGGCCCTCTTGCATCTTGTTGGTGACTTCCAGCGCCTTCTGAAGCTCGTGCTCGTACTCGATCTTCTTGCGCTGCTCGTCCGTAGCGGATCGGTACAGCTGCTCCTGGTACTCAAGGTCCCTGATCAGGTCAGCAGCGCCGCGGGATGATTCCGAAAAGTCTTTTCGATCGTCAATGGCGCGCTGCTGCGCAGCGACACGACTGGGATCAAGGTCCTCAAGGTTTCCAAACGAACGAGTGATCGCGTAGTAACCCTTCTCTGCGACTTCAAAAAATCCACCGATCAACGGAATCTGCCTGATGAGACCGGAGACAATGTCGCTTGTCTTTTGAAAAGCGTCAGTAAGGCGAGTTGCACCACCCACGGGTATTTCGTCAAGGCTCTTTGCCAAATCGCGCAGCATTCCGTCAACACTCATGGCACCCACGGTGCCCATGACCGAGGCCGTGATGGCGTTCATGTAACTCTTGCCGACCTTGCGGCCGATTCGACCCATCTGCTCGGAAAAGGCATCGGTTTTCTTGATGACCTTGTTCGCCTCCTGCATGTACTGCTCGGTCTCAAGCGTGAGGCGGGCCTTCAGCTGCGCAATCGTGCTCATGGCTTCCCACCCTTCAGGCGCTTGCGCAGGCGGTCAATAGCGGCCGCCGGCTGCATCTGAGGCTTCTGAACGAACGGCATGAAATCCTGCGGGGTGAACGGTTCCCGGCGGCTCCTGTGGCAATTCGCCACGGTGCTCGCCACGATCCCGGCCCGCAGGTCGTCTCGCTCGTCGCCGATCGGGCTGATCCGATCGAAGGCGAGCCACTCGGTCAGTTCTCGGCTGCTCATGCGTTCACCTAGTTCCTCGACGGTCATTCCCAGCGCCAGCGCCAGCCGAAACAGAAACTGTCTCAGCGGGCGCTCTCGCAGTTTTTTTCGAGTTCCTCGCGGTCGTTGCCCGTGAGCCCGCTCAGCTTGGCGGCCACATCCCAAAGCCGGTCCACGACGCTCGCCGGCAGCTCGCCAAGGTCATCGATCTCGGCAGAGGTGAAGACCGGCTTCCCGCCGTCGTACAGGCACAGGGCGACCAGGGAAGCCCGCATGTTGCGCACGGGCTTTCCCTTTGCTGCGTAGATCCGCTGCTCCCACTCGTCGCGCCCGGCGGCGGTCAGGCCACGCACTTCGACCTGACCGACGCCAGCGACATCCACGGTCTCCGACGGGACCGATGCGCGAAGCGAGAGGAGCCGTTCCTTGATGGTCATCAGTCAACGTCCACGAAGTTGAGGCTGCCGGTCAGCTTGATCGTGATGCTCGCGGTGAGCGCAGCGTCGATTGCGCCCTTGAACGAAAACCCGGTCACGACGCCGACACATTCGAGCTTGCAGCCCTTGTTGTTCGTGTCTCCATACTCGACCAGGAAGCTCTTGGCGACCGGCGCCGTGCTCGAAGCCGTTGCATCCAGAAGGTCGATGATTGAAGCCTGCTGAGCATCGTCCGGGTCAACATTCACCTCGACGGAGATGGTGCCGGAGTCGATCACGCCCGGAATGAACTTGCGGAAGCGATCAGTGATGGTGGTGATGTCGATCGTGCTGGCCTGCAGGCCGTCCACGTTCATCGAAACGATTTCGCCGACCGCGTTCGTCGCGGCCGCGTAGACGCCTCCAGCTCCGGTGGCGCCCATCTTCAGTGTCGATCCAAAGGTTGTGATTGCTGCCATGTCAGGCTCCTTTTATGGGATTGCGTTCGGGTCAGTGATGGTGGTCGGACTGACCGCGTCAGCCGTGTAGTACGCCGTCGCGTTGACGGTGCAAATGTGCACGCCCTGGTCATCCGCGTCGGCGCCCAGGTCGAAGTTGGTCGTGGTGCTGCCAATGCGGATCTCGATGATCCTGCAGCTGCGGTAGTAGCCCTTGGCTCCGTGGAGCGCCTTGCGCACCGCCTCAGCCAGCGCGTGGGCGCCTCCGACAGTCGGCGACATGCATTCAATCTCGACCTGCAGCCTGCGCAGGCAGTCGGTGCGCTGAAGGGTTGGGCTCACGTCCTCCTCGGCGCCAAAGCTCAAGACGATGCAGGTCTCTGTTGAGACATTGGGGCGAATGGACGCAAAGATGCGGGTGCCGGTGAGAGCAGTCACCGCAGTCGATTGCGAAAGGGCATCGCGAACAAGGGCGGCGGCAACGCTCATGCTTTCACCCCGTTTCGGCTGGCTGCGGTCCTTGCAGCCCGCTCAATCGCGACTGGCATCTTGGCGTTGAGAGCGCCGAGAGCGTATGCCTCAAAGCGCTTGAGAATCTGGATGCCTGCTCGCCACCCGTTGTAGGTGTTCACGCCCTTGTAGCGGCCCTTTTCAATGAGGTGGATGCCTGGGCCCCATGCCTTGATTCGCAAAAAGAACCCGGCGCTCTTCTTGAGCTTTGCCACCTTGAAACCAAACCCGTCTTTTAGCAGTTCTCGAACGGCCAGCGCGCGCGAGAAACCAACAGGAAGACCCTGCTGCCGCTTGCGGCTCCACCAGCGGTGCTGCATGGCGCGCGTCAGGCTTTCGTTGTCATGCTTGCCGGTTCGATTCGAGTAGTAGTTCACGAGCGCGCGCTGGGTCGGTCTTCCAATCTCGTCCAGCACACCCGTGACAGCCTCTTGGAGGTCGCGGTTTGAAAGCGACCGCAGCGTGGCTTCCATCTCAGGGATGCCTTCGATCAGGAAGTTCTTGAGATTGGACCGGCGACCGCGTGCCATCAGGTGACCACCTGCCTGCAAACGAGG